ATTTTCTTATTCCTCCGTTATTTCTGTTTCTACTGCTTCTTCAATTGCTTCTTCTACTGGAGTCTCTTCGACTACAATTTCTTCTACAATTTCAGGAGCGGCTTCGACTATGACTTCTTCGACAGGGGCTGGACTTAAGACATCTTCCACCATTGCAAGCAATGAGGACTTTGTTTTGTATCCATTAGATACTTCCATACCCTTATCTCTTAACCATGAAGCGATGTCTGCTTTTACCCAGCCACTATCAGGTATTCCGTCGTTTAGTAAATCGTATGCCGCGCCTTCTATTACAAACAATGTTGGTTTTAGTTGCCTTTTATTAGCATCTAACCAATCTTGTGTAACTTCTACTACTTGACCCCTAATCCAGTCACCCATAGAAGTGTCTGCATTAGGTCTCATGTAGAGATTACCAATGTATGTAACTGTTGGCAGTAAAACCACCTCAGTTGTAGAATACTACAAGTTGTCCACTAGTTACAGTTCCGGTTGTAGGTAATGTGACTACCAAACCGCTTATGGTTGCACCGAGCGTTTGCGCGTTTGCGCTTGTACCGCCAGTTGCTATTGCTGTGAGAATTGCACTTGCACCGCCGCTTAATGTGACGGTTGCTCCGTTAGTTGTCGAACCTAATGTAATCAGTGCCATTTTTGGTGCTGGGTCGTATCCGTTTGCTCCATCGCTGTTTACTGCGCTGAATGTACCCGGACCACCGCCCGGATATGATGTGTCTGCTGCTCCGTCTAACCACTCAGTAGTGCTGTGTGAACCCGCTCTGAGTTCCCATGCACCTACTAGTGTTGCCGTTGTACTGCTTCCTGTTACTGTCAATGTATCTGCCATATCTTTTTCCTCCGTTTATATTATCTCCAAGACAACCTCACTTAAGGTCTCTTACGCTCCCTTGTGCTCCGAAGAAAGTGGTCCATAGTTCTCCCATGGTACGGTATAGTCCTTCTTGGCCTAGTCTGTTAATTGCGAATGGGTCACCAGTTTCGATACCACTCTCAAAGTATTGTGTTGGAATTGCTGTGCTAAAGTGCAAGTAGTCTGTATCTAGGTAGTAGATTCTTGATAGTGTATCTGCTGCCATGTTCTTTGTTGGGATGATTGGTACACCGTTGTATGTTGCTACGATGAAACCAGCCTCGATTCCGGGTACACCCTTTACACCGTTGTAGGTAGGGGTAACTCTCTTCTCTTCCATGAATCTCTGTTGTGATTGTAGAAGTTGCTGGATTCTCATTAGAGTATCGTATCCAGTTAGCATGACTTTCGGGTTTCCACCACGAATCCACATCTTTTGGAACATCTCGTCTAGTAAGTCTAGAGATAGTGTTCTGTCAGTAGGTGTACCGCTAGAAGCGTTAACACTCATTTCTGCGTTTGACCATGAGTTTGCACTCCTGTCAATACTGTACATATCCATATCCCCATCTGCGCTAACGTGTCCTGATGCTGCACTAAGTCCAGTTGTTGCGTTTGCACTGTTTTGGAAACCGGAAGTAACTCGGTCAAGAGACTCGAAGTTGTTACCTGCGACTGTATCTACGTCAGTACACATCATTTTGTTGATTACCTCAGCGTGATGTTTACCCATTTCCTCTTTCATTACAGAGCGTATGTCTCCCATTCCGTCATCCTTGTCAGCAAGGAAGATTGCAGTTTCAGACATATCGAATGTGTGTGCGATAGTCTTTGGTTTTGCTGCTACATGTTGGAATGTAGGTTTGATTGTTTCAGGTAGTGTTGCGTTCTCTGCAACTCCGCTTCCAGTAATTGCACCAGCATTTGGTCTGCCAGTGATAACGCGCCATCCGCTTCTATCCCACGGTTTCTTTGGTAGTATAGAGAATGCATTGAACTCTTGGTTCAATTGTGACCATACTTTGCGACCATAGATTGCTTGGTATGTTCCACCTGTTGTTGACAGCATAGGGCTGTCGGCCTTGAGTAATTCACTACCGGAGTATGAGTAACCCATTGCGTTACCTGCTCCATAGTAGTATCTTTCCATGTCAGTTATTGTTCGTACATAATTTCGTGCCATTTTCTTTATCTCCTTTTATTTTTTAATATCTAATCTCACTCGAAAGCCTTTGATGCCAAGTTATGAACTTCATCCCATGACATGTTAGCCAAATCCTCCGTTGATGGAACAGTTACTGCTGGTGCAGTAGATTCCGATTTTGTGATTGCTTCTCCGGCTTCTGCTGGAGTAGTGATTGCTTCAATGCGCTCTGAAAGTGCACTAATTGCTTTTGTTATCTCGTCTAGAGGACCGCGTGCATCGTATGCTGCTGCTTCCGCTTTTGCGATTTCTGCTGAACGCTCAGAAGCGTATCTGTTAGCAAAGTTGCTTTCTAGAGAGCCACGGAACTCTTCTTCAAGAGCAGCCGCTTTGTATACTTCGTATGCAGACTCGATATCTGAGTCTGATAATGTTGCAGGGTTAATGAAATCTGATTTCTTAACGTCACCAGCACTTCCAGTTGTTTTACCAAAAGCGTTAGTAGATGGTTTTCCATCTTCTTGTACTCGACCTTTTACTTGCCCAGTGTGTTGTTCGTAGTTTGCATCCCATTCTTCGGGTGTAGAACCTAGATTTGCTTTTTCTAGGTTATCAAAGTGAACACGTGCCTCAGCAGTGTCAACTCCAGCACTCTTTAGAGTGTCTTCCATCCAGTTAAGATAGTCAGATGTGATAACATCAGAATATTCTGACTTTTCTACATCAGCATCTTCTTTCTTTTTGTCATCTTTTGCATCTTCTTTCTTACCGTCTTTCTTGTCAGCGATAGCCTCTTTCAATGCTGGTGGCATTTCGCCTTTCTCCATATCGTCAAGCCTACCTTCTAAACGAGATAGTACGCTGCCAAGTTGTTTCATCATTTCATTATCGTTTTCTGTTTCTGTCAATTTATTCACTTCCGTGTTATTTTTATCTTCTTTGAGTATGCTGAATGTTGCTTCGGGATTGATGCCTTTTTCACAAATCGTTATTTCGTGTAGTTCCAGTTTACTAATTTCTTGGTAATCTCCTCGTTTTGGGTCTGATTTTCTGACTCTCTTAAACGCTTGACCACCGATACTGAATCCTCTGAGAACGCCTTTTCTGATTTCTGCTGAAACCTCTTTTGCTTTCTCGATGTCGTCACGCAGTTTTACTACCACAAACATTCCGACATCATCGACTTCGCTTTTCCACAACCTCCCTTCGTTATCTGTATAATTCGGTACTACATCTCCAACTTGTATATTACTGTGAGCCAATTGAACGTTTCTGTATGACGGATTTTCCATGAACTTCCGAAATGCGTGTTTCAATGCCTCCTTTGTTATTACGTCGCCTTGCTTGTCTACAACTTCCACACTGGCATAGCCAGCGACGATGAGGTCATTAGCACCCTTAAGGATACCAATTGTTTCATCGCCAGTTCTGAATAGTTGTTTACTACCGAGCACACTAACCCTTCCTACGTAATGCCTTACTACATATATGCTACGGGACTACTCATCAAGGTTTTTATCATCAAAAACGCTAGACTGCGAGGCTGTTTGCTTCTTTTTTCGTTTTCTACCCGGATAATCTTCCGGTTTCTCCAAGTCCTCAGTAGGTCGTTTCTTCATATCCCAATCAGGTAAAGACTGTTCTGCTGTCAAAGAAGTAGGCCCGCGTGGGCTTTCTACACCCCCTCCAACATCTATTCCTAAACCACGTCCGGCCATGTTACTATGTCCTTTTTCCATCTTATCTAGTGCTCTCTCGATAAGTAAAAGCGCTTTTGCCATTTCATTAGGCTTCAAAATTAAATTGCTATCTTTCTTTGGTTTTAGAATGCCAGCACTCTGATGCTCTATTCTTTTAGCACGTTCATCAGTCATTCCCTCGTTGGCCTTATCCTCGTCCCAATCAGCCCTATCTAGTTCCTCTTTTAACAATTCAGTTAATCCTTCTTGCCAATAAGACTCAAGACTCTTTGCTAACTTTAACGAGTAGTCTGAGGCAGTAATTTCTCCTATCGCAGCAACAGGGTTGACTGCTTGATTATCTACAATATCATATTTCACAACATCTTCGGGCAATCTAATAATAAAATGACTATCATCAATCTCCATAGTAAATGGAACATGGTAAGTAATATCAGATTTAGCGAGCATAACCCACTTCGGGTGTTTCTCTTCACCTTTCATGTATGTAGACTTAGCATCACGTAGTAATAATTTATCAGAATCTTTGCCTAATTCTTTTACAGCATCTTCTAATCCAACCTCATCTGTGATTCTAATGTCGGATGGACTAGGTACAAAGACAGGATGATAACTTTCAAATTGTCCTCTTAAGATTTTGATTCTCTCGCGTGTAGTTAGTTCAGTTACATCATCCGTATCATATAACAGAATGTCATTAATGTAAAACTCACCATCATTTAATACCCCATCAATAACAAAGTTTTTCTTACAGGCTGCTCTAAACGACGCTCTCATTTCATCTTCACAAGATTGTTTTACGCCATTTTCATCTTCTAATTCAACACGCCCATTCTTTTTACTAACCTTACATCTCTTCCCATCTTTCTGTATAGAGACTACCCATTCTCCTGTAAAACCTCTTAATTCGGACATATCTTTAATATCGAATATTCTATGTAAAGGTTCTATCAAAGGTATTTCCTTTGGTAAATCTGCTTTTGCAACATTCATCATATTGTCGCTAGGCATTTGACCAGTAGGGTCTTGAGTTAACTGGGTAGGATTTTGTTGAAATGGCTCTGCATTTGTTAACATAGATTCAACGTGTTGAGGTGAATGCGTATCTTTGTGTAAAGATTGTAAATATGTTAATGGTAGAGAATGAAACTTTTCTTCTGAGGTATTTGTACCAACACTAATATTTCCATCGTAATCGTGTTCTACGCCTATTTCTGCTTGACCGTTCCATCCCCAATCCATCAAACCGCTAGTAAAGTGGTCTTGCGGTACAGCCCCTTCTAAACTTCTAAGAGGTTTTACTGGCGCTGTCATCCAACCTATTTCTTTCTTAGTTGCAACAGGTGCATTTGGTTTCAAATCAATATCAGGACTAGTATCAAAAGAAAGAATATTACTTGCAATATCTTTTCTTCTTGCGTGATGGTATTCTAATGATGAGTGTCCTCTTTGGCTTTGATGTAATACCGTTCCTTCATTACTTCTATTATGAGCATTAGGCACTTTGCTAAGTTTAGTCAACGGTATCGGCGCTTGATGGTATTGTAAACCATATCCCCCTAACTTCATTTCATTTCTTGCATTTTGATGTAAAAACCCTAAGGCGTTGTATATAGGATTTCTTTTGAAATCTACCATTGCTCTCTTGTGTGGACCTGCTGGTCTTGAAGGTGGAAAACTAGCCTGTCCTTCTCTCAATACATTATCTAAGTGAGTGTGAACATCGCCGTGTCCTTTTCCTTCAAACATTTCTTTATCTTTTGGATTCCATTGCATCGGGTTACCATCAAGGCCACTCATTGTAGCAAGTTGACCTATACTGTAAGCGTGTACTGGACCGGACAAAGTTTGTAAATATCTTTGCGCATGTTCTTTATGAGCATCGTCGTTAGGTAAATCTAACATTTCTAATACATCTTGTACCCCATGTTTACTTGGGTCAATTACGTTATTTGTTAATGGGCCTAAAGTTTTCATTTGATTTGCTAAATTATAATGGGTATCTGATGACATATCTTCTTCTTTCTTAGAATAATGATGAGCGCGAATAGATATACCATGGTCTCCATCCATGTAAAGACCTCGCTGTGCATCTTTTACCCCTCTTAATGTATTGAGTAATGCTTTTGGATTATCAGGGTGAAACGCATTAGGATGTTCTTTTTCAATCGCGGGTTTTATTTTTGTTCTAAAATATTGAGCAACTGCTTGTCTATCGTCGGTATGAGCCTGTTCCATCATATTTCTCACACCACCAAAGTCACCAATTTTTTTGGCTTGTCTACCATACTCTCTTGCTCTTTTTTGTTTCATCTCTATGTTAGATTTAATTTCATTTATTTTGTCTCGCAAAGAAGTTATAATTTCAGAATCCCCTGCCCCATTTTCTTCTATGTCTAATTCGTTCTGCAACATCTCTAAATCTTCTATGTCTTTTCCACTCACTACATCCGCTACATTCTTTTTAGGCGCAGTAGGAAGATTAGTCATTACTGTATGTAATTCATCTGCGGTAGAGAGAAAACTAGGATTGTTTTCTATATCTGCGTATCTGAGAAAATTATTGGCGGGTGAATTAGGCGCTGAGGTTCTACGATTTATAGTAGAAAGTAAATGCGAATGACCCGCTAACATATTGATTGAAGTTTCGTCTTTACCCACACTGCTAGTCGCTGTATACGGATTATATGAAAAAATATTTTTCTTATCTAACTCTTTGTTAGTGCGACTCTTTCCTTCAATACCAGTCCAACCTTCCTCTTCTTCATCCCCGTATTCTAATATTGGCGCTAAACCCGGTGAACGGGTATGGACGTGGTCAGAACTGTTAGTTTTGTTGTTTCTACCTTTACCGACTTTACTACCAGTTTTATTTTGAGAATGTACAGTAGCGTCTGTTTTTGATATTATACCTAGAGCGCTTGTGTGATTACTTACTCCATTTTCTAAGTAATGAGAATGTAAATGTCCGTATGCGCCTACTGTTTTAGAATTGGGTTCTAAACTTCCACCTTCTGCTTTTTCTCCTAAAGCAGATACATTTCCTTCAAAATCATGCGCTTTGAAATCATGTAAGATTTCTGCTAGTGTAGTGATAGGTCTACCGTGACCCCCAACGTTTGCAAAAGCGTGTGAAAAAGGATACGCTAAGGTTCTATACTTTCCGTCATGGTCATAAAAATGTTTTTCGTCACCTTCTTTCAATAAAGGATTATCTTTTCGTGGACCGTGTGGAGTTCTAAACGTAGTTAATGCGTTTCTTATAGGTTTAGCCATTTCAGCAATACCCATGTGTGCTTGTAATTCTTCTTTCACCCTTTTCATCACGTCTTTCGATAAAAAAGGTTCTTTTTGCCCCTTAAACATAGGATGCATAGACGGTGATAAATCTCCTTCATTGTAACCCACAAGTTTGTGTAACCCGTCGGGACTCAAGAGAACATGACTCCCATCTGATAATTTTTTAGCAAAAGCCTCTTTTAACGTACCACCTTCTTTCAAAACTTTTTCATACTCTTTAATATCACTTGGGCTAAAAGGTGGTAAGTTTCTTTGTGCTGGACCATGTTCACCCGCTTCGAGATATTCTAATAATTTATCACCTTCATAGTGGTCTTCTATTTTATCCATAAGATGTTGGTAAACAGTTTCGTCATAATTTTTTATTCTTTTTTCCTTACCGCTATTGTCTTCTTCATACGAATAAGGCTCACCTTCGTGTACGAAACCATCTTTTAGATAGACACCTTTCAGCGCTTTGGCTACCATTCCCTCTGTTCCGAGTCTAGTATTATCAGTATTTGCTTCTATATGTTTAGCCTTATTAGCACCCGGATGTTTTTGACTTCTAGTCCAATGGTCTACTTCTGCATTATTTCTCATTTGCATATTGGCTTTTATTCTATGCATGTGTATTCTTTGACCATCAGGTAAAGTAACAGACTGATGCGCTGGGTCGTCTGTACCGTATTTATCTACATGTTCTATAACTAAACTTCTTTCTTTTGGAGATAAAAACTCTAAACCTTTATTCCATGTATCCCAACCCATACTATGACCATGAGGTATTTTTTCCGCATCGGCTAAAGTAGACCTACCCCTTGCATCTAAATCATCATAAGGATTATTACTAATTTTAGGTTCTATCGTTTCCGTGAAAATATCATTACTATCTAATTTTTTCATTCTATCGTTAAAATGGGCTTCTTCTAAATCCATATCCTGACTTTCTAACTCTTTTACAAGTTTAGGGTTTTCTTTTTGCCATCTTTTGAAATCTCTTAACCTTAGAGTATGTTGATGTTTAGTATCACTTTCATGCCCATCATTACCACCTAAGAAAGATAGTTGTCTTGATTTTCTGTTTTTGTTTACACCATGATAAACACCATGGTCTTTATCTCTATCTCTTTCATTGTAGTCTAACTTGTGGGCGTTTTCTATCTCCATACCCTTTTCCGCCCACTTATTATCCGAAAGATAGTATTCTCTCAACATGTTTTCCCACTCAGGCATTCCGGTATCGACTCTTCTTTTACGAATTGGGTGGTGTTTCTCATCAAACGGGTTAGCATCTAGGTAATGCGATGCTGGAAATATTACAGGTTCAATAGATGCTGGTATATTACTACGTAAATTATCCCGCCCTTCTTTTCCACCATCGAAAGCAATTCTAAAAGGATTAATTTCAGGCCACATAGAGTGTTTCATTGTGTGCGGAATCATATTTCTTGCACGATATGGACCATATTTTTCCCCATCTTTTTGTGGACTATGTAGCGGATAATTATATTTTTTATTATCGTTTTCATTCCAAGCGCGTTTTACTCTATCACGGTAATTATGGTCTGTACCATATGATTTAGCCATCGCTGGTCTAAAGTTGTGCATTGTGCCAAACTCTGTTTTTTTCTCTTTAGCCTTAGATAGAATATATTCACTGAAAGAATCGCACACAACGTCAACATCTATTTTTTCATACGTGATGTTATGATTCTCTAAGTTCATCTTAGAAATTAGATAATCTCCGACCTCTTGTTCCGGTGGAGTATTATCGTAAATTGCTTTTAGCAATTCAGTGCGGTGTCTGATGTAAACTTGTATCGCATCTTCTTCCATGACATTCCCTCTCAGCCTCCGGTATTGTACCTTTGGTAATAAGGACAATCTCTAAGCGCAAGCCCCTTTGCTTGTTTACAACCTTCGTATGCGGTTGCGCCACACATTTTACATGGGTCCATTTGTGCAACGCCTTTCTTGACGTACACTTTATTCAATCTTATCCCTCAACAAGACGGTCTACTGTATCGTGAGTGTTAACTTTCAAAGTGTCTAAGTTGACACTTTCGCTAGATGCACCTTTGTTAGCAATATCTTCTGAATCTAAAAGACTTTGATTTGTGTGATAAAAAGCGTTGTATGTTTGACCGCCAGTTTCTATGTTAAATTGTACACCTTCCGGCTGTGTACCGAAACTTGTTTCTTTGTGATGAGTGCCTTTCTTCATAGAGCCGCATCCAGTTTTCATCATACAATCCATTTTTTTCATGCCGCAAGAAGGACATTTTGCTTCTTTTTCAAGAACATCTAATCTTGCTGCTATTTCTTCTGCTTTTCTTAACATCTCATATGCCTTTGGTGAGGCTGCTTCATATCTAGGTTTCATTAATACATCTCCTTTACTTCTCTATGTTGTTCTGCCATTTCATGTATGTCATCCCAACTCATTTCGTGAATCTGCTCGTTAGAGTATTTATCAGGGTTATTTTCATCTTGTTTTAGTATAGTACCTGAGGATGTTTCCATATCTGCTCTAAAGGCATCAACACTAACATCTTCCGACAATGGCGTAGAATAAGGCACGTAACCTGCTTTTCTCAAAATTATTTGCGGGTTATCCATTGCTTTTCGTAGCATAGCATTTTCAGCACGAACAGATTGAATATCCCTATCCATGGTTTCCATTTTAGAAATTAGAGCATTCATTAAACGCTCAGTTACATCTTCTTCCATTCTAAAGCCTCAGTTACCGGGAGAATAACGTCCGTATGTGCCTCTTGCTGGCTTCATTTGTGAATTAGTTCTTGAGGACATAATTGTTCCATTTAATTGTCTATCTCTCATTGAAGGGTCAAAGTTAGAACCAGTTTTGTTAAACTTTAGAACTGGGCTTCTGTGTTCCCATCCATTGTCAGGGGTGACTACTTCTGTTTCCGCTTTCTTTATTGCAAACTCTAAGTCTGTTTCCATGTTAGTTGCGTACTTTAATAATTCATTTAGATGTTGGCGTGCGTCGTCTGCATTACCGTCTTCTAGAGCCTTAGTAAAAGCCTCATTATGTGCGGTCATTTTTCTAGCCATTGGATGCATTTTCAATAAGTCCATGTGGTTCACTACCATTTGCGTGTATGCGATGCTACTTTAATTATGCGCCTTTTATCCGTCTAGAGTTCATTAAAGCGCGAGAATTGTTTTGTGCAACTGAATTAGGAGGGCCACGCTGTTGAACACTAGTTACTGGCGAGCCAATGCCCGGACTCCCTCTATTTTGAGGAGAGGCTGGACCTCTTGGAGTACGAATACCCATTCCTTCTCCACCCGGCTGAGATGGCGGCATCGCATTAGCCAACAAACCCGGAGGGCTTGCACCCATCTGCGCTGCCATCGGTCCACCGCTTCCGGGCGACATTCCTTGAGGTGGTTGCATACCCGGAGGCATCGGAGGTGCACCGTCTTGTTGCTCATTCATTTGTCGATAAGTAAATCGTATATCTCTATCTCCTTGTTCCATTAATTCAGGCTTGTATCCAAGCATCATCATTCTTTGCGCAAGATTAACTTCCATTTCATCTCTTCGTAGACGAGTAATTTCATCTTCTTCTTCGTTCGGATAAAGAGTTAATTTCCAATCGGTTACTTCCATTTGGTTTAACATTCTAGGGAATAGAACTTGTGTGTATACTTTCTGACCAAACTCAACAGCCCTGTTAGTTACAAGGATTTGCATACCTTCATTGTTTAATCCACCCGATTTACCACTATCTATCATAAAGATACTACTCACACCAAAGAATGCTGCTATTCTATTACGCATTTCATCTCTAACAGGAATATACTGCATCTCTTCTAACGTATCCATGAACTTAACCCAATTCACCCCACCTCTACCAGTTTGACTCTCAATACCGATTTTAGGTATATAGTGAGGGTCTCTTTCCATTTTTTCGTCAACGCCTTTCCAAAACGATTTCATTGATTCTAGATTATCTGTGGTTACGGAAATAATACCTTTTGGACTTCTACGTTTTTGATAAGACGTATACATGTAATTATCCATTGCTGTAAGAGTCATTGCCTGTCTCCACATTGTGTTTACGGGGCTTCTACCATACAACTTAGATGGGTTGTATTTACTAATATGTATTACTTCTCCTTCTAAATAATATTGAGTTTTACCACTACCTGCCATATTTGCATAGTGCGCCTCTTGCATATTATTACCACAGACTTCACACTTGTCGTCTTGACCCGGATAGGAGATTTGGTCTCTATGAAGAGGACAAACTTTGTATCTGCCTCCACGTACACCACGTTTATCAGATATAATTCTCATAAAGATTGGGTCGCCTCTAATTAGTTCTTTTACTCTGTAAAACTTAATATCTGATGTTTCGGGGTCTACGAAGTATTCTTTTACACAAATCAAGAAAGCATCATCTACTATTTCTAAGTCTCTTTCTATTTCTTGCAACACATGCATAAAATCTTGTTCCATAGAGTTTTGTTGCTCTAGCAACCATTTAGGATAAATTAGTTGTTGTACATCGGGTTGTTTTAGTTCACCACCACATAAGTTACAACTTTCTACTTCATGTGTATATTCTTCGCCACAATCTTTACACTTGTGTTGAAACTTCTTCTCCCAATAATAACCTCTTCTAAATATCTCTTGGCTTAGTTTAGAAATTACAGTTCTAAGAATTAAGTTTTCTTGAGATACCGCATAAAGCGCTGGAATAGTAATACCTTGTGCTAATACAGGTTCTTGAATACCAGTTGTATATAGCGGCATTTGCGGTTCAGGAGTAGTTCTACTTCTAAACGGGCTACCTAATGCAGAAATTAATCGGCCTATTCTTCCTTGTTCTTCTGCCATATTATATCGCCTCCGCCCACTTTGTTATATCGTCGGCTTGCACTCCCCATTCTGAAAGGAGAGCATTCGACTTATTGGTATCATCGCTCCAATTGTAGTATCTTACAACTTTCTTTAATTCTTCTTTCTTCAAGCCATCGTTTTCTTCTATGTATGCTAAAACCGCTTTTGCTTGTGTTTTCTTCATTTCTAGAAACGGTAGTATACCTTTCAATAATTTACTAATATCTGCCTTAGAATAAAATTGTAGTCTATGTTGACTCCTTTGGTTATCTTTGTATATTTTTTGGTCTAATTGTAAAACACCACAATCTAGAGTTTTTTGCAACTGTTCACAATGTACTTTTCCTCTTGTACCAGTGGCAATAAATCCGGCTCTAGGTTCACCTCTTCCTGTAATCGTGATATACCCATCTGCATCTAAGAAACCCGCAGCATACGCCCATGGGTCTTTTATGATAAGTCCAGTTCTATCCATTTTTACAAATGTGCCTCTAGATGCTCCGGCCATAATATCCACTTCTTCCCCATACATACTGAGTAGTTTTGCCAATTTCATAGATGTCATACTTTTGTGTAGTATATTTCTGTCGTATAGATTGGCGAATAGTGTCCTACCACTCATAGTACCTTTTTCTAAAAGTATTTCAGCACTTTTTACTAAGGCTTCTCGGTCTTTTTCATTTAGTCTATCCATTTGATGAAGTGTAGTTTTCCATACTTTCCTTGCATCTCTTTTCCCATCCATTGCGGCTACCCATGCTTTTTTCTGTTCGTCTTGCCATACATCTTCGTATTCTTCAAGCATCTTCAAAGCCTCATCTGCTTTTTGCCATTGGTGACAGGCTCTTTGTAAACTAACTTTACGAGAATCGCCAAACTTTCTCAAGGCTTTCATGTTATTGTCAGACATTCCTAATTCTTTTATGACATCAGAGTACCCTTCACACCAACTATGCATTTTTAGAGTAGCATCTAATTCCATACTTTTCATAGCCCGTATATCTTCTATGGCTTTATCAATAAACTCTTTTTCATCTTTATTGTTTCTTCTAGCCTTTCTGAGCCGATGAACTAAATCAGTCGCAGAATAACCTAAATTGGCTTCAAACCAACCATCGTTATTCTTAGAAAAGGTATTCATTTTAATTACCCCAGTACACCCAGTTTTCTATCCAAAAAGTAT